TCTGCTTTCGCAGCAGCACCACCTGTGTCTCATCACCTTAACCAGCGATTGCCAGTAAGTTTATTCAGTCACTCCCAACGTTGCGTCCAACAAATATATTATGACACAGGTGTTTTAGTTTGTCAACCCCAGTCTTTATAATACTCTGATAAGGACTCTAAGTATAGAACTTCAACGTCATCATCACCAAGTTCGAGTTCAATCCATTCTTCAAACTCTTTGTATATTGCATCTTTCTCACCGACAGTCTTAGCGTTATCTAAACGATCCATAGACCACTTCCTGGCTTGATAGAGTGCCACTTCAGGAGTTATCTGTTCCATAATAATCTTTTCTAAAATATCTTGAGAGGATGTTGCTATTGTAGTACTTTGGTGTTCCGTCGTCAAGCTGCTCTGTAAGGACTTTGTATTTGAAGAGTTGTCTGGTTTCTTCGTAGTTTGTTTTGCCCTTTGTAAGATGTAGTGATAAGATAACTCGACTAAAATTTTGCTTACCAGATTGTCTAATTTCTTCCTTAAGTTCCGGACAAGACCCATAGTACTTTTTCCAATCAGATTCAGATTTTACTTTGCGTTTCTTTCCCTTTGGAGTTCTAAACTGCCAGAAGTATTTACGTCCAATGTATTGTCTTCCATTCTCATTATTTGTAATGAGGTAGACGTAACCGAAGAAATCGCCAATATCGTTAGTAGTGAAAGTTGTATCTTTGTATAGCCAGGGATTTTCATAATCAATGTTCATAATCCTTCAGGACTTCTAACGCATTATTTAGTCCCTATCAGATTAACCTATAATTTAAACCCACTAAAGGTATCTTTCTTCACATCTTGCTTGATACCACCAACCACATATGACTCAACTTCTGTCTCCTGTGGTGCCACTTGAAGACCCTTAGAGGAGATCCAATGCTCTGTCCATGGTAAAGGATTGTTTCTTGCAGGAATATCATATTGTGGTTTAAGTCCAATCGATCTAAGTCTTCGATTTGCGATCCACTCAACATACTGCTGAAGTAACTTATCATTCAAACCAATCATACTACCATCCTTAAACAGATAGTCAGCCCATTTCTTTTCTTCATTGACTGCACGATCAAACATCTTATAAGTCCACTCTTCTTCTTCCTTCATAATCTCTTGCATAACTGGATCATCACCATTCTTCCAATTCTTTAATATATTTTGGGTAAGAACGAGGTGTTGGTTCTCATCTCTCGCAATGAGGGATATGATCTTTGCGGATCCTTCCATGAGTTTGAGTTCACCGAAAGCAAAAGAGCAAGCAAAAGATACATAAAAACGAATACCCTCCAAGATGTTGACATTAGCTACTGCACGATAAAGTTTTCTTTTTAATTCTTTCTCTTCAAATTCAGCGTTGTAAGTATTATTTTTCCACTCAGGTTTCCACCAATTACTTTGATCATACTGATGTGCAGAGTTAATAAAGTCATCATAAGACTCAGTAACACTTGCAGCACGTTCTAATATACGATCATCTTTAATGATTGTGTCGAATACTTCAGATGGATCTGGATAAACATTTTTGATAACATAAGTGTATGAACGACTATGAATCATCTCCATGAATCCCCATACTTCCATACACGATTCAAGTTCTGGTAAAGAACAATAAGGAATGAATGCCATACCGGGTGCTCTACCCTGTACAGAGTCCAACATGATCTGATATTTCAAATTAGAAGTATAGATATGTTTCTGTTCTGGACGTAATGATTGATAGTCACCACGATCTTTCTGTAGAGATACCTCTTCTGGTCTCCAGAAATAACCTAATTGTTGTGTTGTAAGTCTATCAAAGACTGGATACTTAAAGAAATCATATCTTTGAATACCAAGAGGCTGACCAAAAAACATTGGTTGCTTCTTTGTATTAACTTCTTCTGTATTAAAAACTGTCATACCATCTAACTTAGATTGTGCAGGATTCACACTCTTCCTCCTCTTTTGTGTTTATTTCGTTTATGAGATCTTCAAGATTTGGTTTCTCTTCTACCATCTCATCACTCTTCATATCATTTGTATTTTGGTAATAAGATGTCTTCCAACCATACTTATATGTGGTTAAAAGATCTTGTGCCATCACGCTAACAGGAACTTCAGAGTCGTCAAAATGCTCTGGATTGTACGACCAATTTCCAGAGATTGCTTGATCAAAAAACTTTTGCATCACAGCGACTATGTTGATATATCCAGTGTTATCAGGCATATCCCAAAGAAGAGTATAGTTGTTTTTTAGGCTTCCATAAGATGGAACAACCTGTTTAAGAGGCCCTTTCTTTGATTTTTTAATGGACAGGTAGTCTCTAGGAGGTTCAATTCCATTTGTTGCGTTTGACACAACGGAACTGCTCTCCGAAGGCATTTGTGCGGACAAAGTGCTGTGCCTGAGTCCATGCTCCAAGATAGATTCTCGTAGAGCTTCCCAATCATGTTGATACTTAGGATTGCTGATTTCATCTACGTCCTTCTTATATGTATCAATTGGAAGAATTCCATCAGAATACTTCGTGCGACCAAAGTTTTCACAGTGTCCTTTCTCCTTTGCAAGATTATTTGATGCTTTGATTAGATAATATTGGAAAGACTCTGATAACTTATGAACTGCATCCCATGCTTCCTGTGAGTCATATTTAAAACCTAATCTAGCAAGATAATGTGCAAGACCTATGAATCCTATACCAAGTGATCTTCTCGCCTTTGTAGCGGTTTCTGCTGCCTTTACAGGGTACTCTTGATAGTCAATAAGTTCCTCTAGTGCACGGACTGAAAGATCACATAAATCTTCTAATTCTTTATCTGATTGAACCTTACCTACATTGATTGCAGATAAGATACAAAGTGCGATCTCTCCAAGGTGATCATCAATATGTTGGAGTGGATATGTTGGTAATGTAATTTCCTGACATAGATTACTCATGTAAACTTTGTCTTTGAATGATGAGTGAGTATTGCAATGATCTATGTTCATCAAATAAAGACGACCTGTCTCTGCTCTCTCCTTCAACAAATCGAGGAAGAGTTCTTGAGCACCTATTGTTTCTTTTGGAATCGATTCGTCATTTTCATACTTTACGTATAGGTCATCAAAATCTTCTGAACCAAAACTATCATAAAGGCCTGGCACATCATGAGGAGAAAAAAGCGTAATTTCCTTATTGTCAATGAATCTCTCATAAAATAATTTACTCAATTGAATACTATAGTCTAGTTTCCTTACTCGATTATCTTCTGTTCCTTTATTATTCTTGAGAACAAGTATGTCTCTTATTTCTTGGTGCCAGATCGGGAAGTGGACAGTTGCTGATCCACCACGGATGCCGTTTTGAGTGCAACATCTGACAGTCGCTTCAAACTTTTTGAGGAACGGGACAACACCTGTATGCTGAACTTCGCCACCCCTGATTTTGCTGTTGATACCCCTGATGCGACCCGCGTTGATACCGATACCCGCCCTTTGTGCAACATACTTGCCGATAGCCATATCACTGCTAAAGATACTATCGAGGGTGTCATCAATATCAACAAGAACACAGCTAGCAAATTGTCGAAGTGGAGTTCTGACCCCGCCCATGATAGGTGTGGGAATGTTGATTTTGTGTTTGCTGATCGCTTCATAATACCTTTTAACATAATTCATCCTTGTTTCTTTGGGATACTCTGCAAAGATTGTCAGAGCAATCATGATATACATGAATTGTGGTGTTTCAAAAACTCCCCCACCACTTCGGTCTTGTACCAAATATTTATCTACAACTTGTCTGAGTCCAGCATATGTGAATAGAAAGTCACGACTATGATCTATAAAACCATTTGCCTTATCAATCTCTTCTTTTGAATACTTTGTGAATATATCCTTATCATATACATCAATATTGGTACAGGAATAGATATGATCCTCTAAATGAGGTAGATCTCGAATGCCACCATACAAACTTTTTCTTACTGCAAACAATAATAAACGAGCAGCCACATACTGGTAGTTTGAATTGTCAACAGAAATCAAATCACTTGCAGACTTAATTAAGATTTCTTGTATTTCAGCAGTGGTAATACCATCATAGAACTGAATACCTGATTGTATCTCTACCTGACTCGCAGAGACCCCTGCAAGACCGTTGCATGCCTCTTCGACCATGACATGCATCTTTTCTAAGTCTAATGGTTGTATTGAACCATCTCTTTTTACAACTTTTGTTCCGTTGCTCATATTTTTTTCCAAGTATTGAATTTAAGTTTTGCTTGTAATCCAGAGAATGTATTCGATTCTAACACACTCTTCACATCATGTCCACCTAAGACCATATCATTTATGTCCTTTTCACCAATATTCTGAGGCCATATCACTACCTTATCTCCTCGATCAATGACTTTGGAGATTCTGTTGTTGATTTCTCTGTTGCGAGGTTCATTATCAAAAACCCAAATATGATCGCTCCAACCAAACGACCCAATATCAAGATCGGAACCGCACATAGCAACCGAGTTCTCCACGAAGGAGGAATCGAAAGGCCCTTCAACGATGTAAATAGGTTTTTCTTTTTTGATTTCATCAAGTCCATAGATTTTGGGAGCATCCTCATCTAACATGATAGTAATATATTTAACAGAGTTTGGGCCTAGAGATCTTCCTTGAAATCCAATAAGTTGATTCTCATATATTAAAGGAATAATTATTCTTGGTTCATCATAACTAACGTCATCAAACTTAGTCACGAGAGTGTTTACCCATCGTTTAAAGGTGTCTGTATAATAAAATTTAGTTGAATCTATCTTTCTCTTTTCAAGATATTGTTTTGCTATCTGATTCTTTGATGCCTTTGGTAAATCTAACTTAGGTTTAAACTTTGGTGGTTCAAAATTAAACTTAGGTTCTTCCACCACAAAATTACGACCAGTATGACCGTCTTTAAATTTCTCAAATGCATATTGTTTATGTACAGCAGGATCTACTGTCTTCAAGAAGTTACTTAAAGACATCGAAGCACCACAATTATGACACTTAAAGTTTACATTTGTCTTGACAGCGTATAGATATCCTCTAGTTTTACTCTTATTTCTCTTTGAATCACCACAGATAGGACACCTGAAATTATACAGGTCTGCCTTTACTCTTTTAAATTTCTGTAATCTAGATGATACAAGTCCAATAAATTTAGAATCAACGTGATCCATTCACAAAAGCGACTACTGGTTGTAGTATAGCACCATTTGATGAATTAAACAACGGCTTCAACATTTTAACTGATTGTGGGTTAGATATTATTACTACTGCTCCCAATGCTCCGATAGCAGTCCAAACTCTCCGTTCCAATACTGATAGTCTTGAACGAATGCTGACATGATCCCTGTCCATTTTATCACGGAGTTCGTCGATTTTAGTAAAGAGTATTCCGTCAATCTCTTCTTGTTTTGATATTTTTTCTTCATGAACGGCAAGCATTTTACTTACATTAGTATTTACCTCTGCGATTTTTTCAATTGCAGAATCTAATTTTTGTACGAACTGTTCTAATACTTCTTGCTTCTGTTCAAGGATAGCGACTTTTACTTCTTCATCCATCGCTTTCTAGACCCTTTACCAAGCCCGATAATTTTTTTTTTCTTCTTACCTTTCCCATTACTGGGTCAAATCCTGCTGTTGGCCCTTTGGCATCTGCCTTAGAACTAAACCCCGGTTTACCAGTGGTGCTACCAGTTGTCATCATTTCTTCTCGAATGATGTCAATAATTTTATCTAGCGGAGTTTTTTTCATTGTAATCCCGGTAGAGTTCCTTTAAACACTCTAAATCGACCTGAACATCGTGCATACTTGTCTTCGGATACTCAGGCATCCTATTCAAGAATATGACAAAACTTTTCATCGTATCCCATAGTTCAGTATCAATCTTGAAAAACAACATTGGAGTTGTTGCTTCTCCCCAAATATTATAGAGTACTATAAAATGATTTAATAAAAGATGAGATTTGAGAACACCAGTATTTTTATATCTCTTCAGTAATCTTTTGATATACTTAAAGTGATTCATATCCTTATCGAAGTCATCTTTCGTGACAGCTTGTGGATTTTCATAATTTTTAATTGCAAACAAGAGGAAGTTGTCCTCATTCAATTCATCAAATCTCATATCATATTTTTAGTAATTTATGCAGCAGGTGGATTTGGTGGATACGCTGGATATATTGGAGTATCTGCGGTTGAAATACCAGACATTGCGACTAATATTTCTTTCTTAACTCTCAAGTTACCATTTGTATCAACATATGTTGTAACACCAACCCATCCAGTGTGGTCAACGATAAACTTATCACCTGCGGTTGAATCGCCGGTTGCTGTTAAACCAGCACCTGCAACACCGTAAACGTGTCTATCATATCCACCTTGATGTCTATTTACAGTTACACCAATACCAGATGCTATTGCAGATCCAGTTTTTGTTTCAAAGGAGACAAACGCTGCGTTGTCATCACCCATGACCGTCACACCTAAACCAGTGTTGATAGCGATATCAGCACCTTTACTTAAGGTAACTATGGTATTACTTAAGAATGTAATTGCCATACCAGCAGTAACTGTTCCACCAGAGGCACCAGCAACTAATGAAATGGTATTGAACCCTACATTAACTGTTCCGATTGCAACTGGTGATGCGATTACAGGAGTTAAAATTGTATCTCCAGCTAAAATATTATGTCCAGCAAGATTACTTATTGTATAGTAGTTAGTTGTTGCACCTTGACCTACTAATGCCACTGCTGTTGTAGAACCAAATCCTACGACAGATCCACTTTGATCTTGTATGAATTGTCCATGTAACATTCCGGGAGGTGGAGCAAATCTGAATGTTGTCTCTCCGATTGCAACTCCAGCTAGGGCAGTCACGACAGCATCATTTACTTTAGAAACAACTAAGTTTCCAGTATTTGTGTCTATACTATCACCAACTATCAATCCTACACCATTCTCTGCACCCTGATCGGTTTTACTTATCGGGAATACACTTCTACCAACTCCAGCATTATCATTCACTGTAACTGCGGATGATAAATTAACCTGTCCAATTTTATTCAAACTTGAAGAAGAATCATTTCTTGTACTGAATGATGCATCAACTTCCACACTGGTTGGACACTCACGAACCTTATAAAATGTTACAGCTGATATTGCATTTCCATTTAATCCTGCTGTTGATCCGATGGTTATTGCTGTTGTACTTGCAATACCAACGATAGTTGCGCTACCAAAATATGTAGCACCGGGTGCTCTGGATCCAATCTCTATGATATCACCAGTTTTACCTGCTCCAACTCTACCAAAAGTGGTTGCAGTACCAACTATTTCTTTCGTCGCGTAATTTAATGTCAAGGTACACTGCGCTGCATGTGCTGCCGGAGCAGTTCCAATACCAGCATCCTTGTTTCCCCAAAGTGCCATGTTGTTCCTTCTAAAATTTCTTTGCTAATGAATATTTATTAAACTGAAATCTTACAGTCTATCTTGTCACAATTGCCTTTT